AATACGCATCGTTTAATAACTCACGCTCACTGCACTTCTTCCTTGCTGCATGGCCTGTAGTTGGCATCTGGTTCACTGCTCTTGGTGTTAGCACCATGGCATTCAACCTCAACGGTTTCAACTTCAACCAGTCCATCCAAGATAGTCAGGGTCATGTGATTAACACTTGGGCAGACATCCTTAACCGCGCTGGTCTGGGCATGGAAGTGATGCACGAGCGCAATGCTCACAACTTCCCCCTCGACCTTGCTGCTGCTAGTGCAACTCCTGTTGCTCTCACCGCACCTGCAATTGGTTGACATCTGGTTTGACCTATGTTAATCTTGGGAGGGGCAACCCTCCCTTTTTTATTGACTAAATAGTTTCACATTGAGGATTTTTTGATGAACGAAGAAGAACTTCAGCGAAGGTACGAACAGGCTAATAAGACTCGTTATCTTGATAAACAAATTTTTAAATATGGAAAAGAGTTGGCCAGGTACAACGAAATCCTTGATGATAAGAACTTGACACAAACAGAACGTCGTAGTAAAATGAAGAAGTGGTTCAAACTTCAGAAGAATCCTCTGTATGAAGTTAAAATGATGGATCAAATTACAGAAAAGTTTCACTCTGACATTCCGCCAGAGTGAGTATTCAAGGAAGCGTGGCCGAGTGGTTTATGGCAGTTGTCTTGAAAACAACCAACGTTAATAGCGTTCGTGGGTTCAAATCCTACCGCTTCCGTTAATCAAATATCAATTATGTTATTACAATATTTTTATCTCTCTGTATTTGCAATAATAGTTTTTATACTATTTGAGGATCCGAACGTTCCCAAATATATAGAATTGAGATTAAAATTATTCCGTATTGATATTATTAAATATTATATGAAAGTGAAAATGAAAAGACAACTTAATAGAGATCTAAAAGAAATTGAAAAGTGGAGACAGTCCAATGGCAAAGGTAAGATGTAAGGCATGTGGAATTGAGTTAGAAGTAACCCAAACTAATAAAGGTAAGTCGTGTGGATGTGATAATCATACCTATCTTAGAATAGATAGGAATGGTCTTCCAGTTCTTAGTGCCGAGGATCTTTCTTTGGTTACAACCATAGATGGATTTACAAAAATCAAGGAAAAGAAGATTGACAAAAACCCTCTAGAGGATTATAATAAGAGGGTGCCCAGGAAACTGGAGTTTGAAATCCGATAGTATCGGGGTGTAGCGCAGCGGTAGCGCGCCTGCTTTGGGAGCAGGATGTCGGAGGTTCGATCCCTCTCACCCCGACTTACCTTCTAAGAAGAAGGATTTTACATCGCTAATCTATTATGGACATAGAAATTTACACCCGTGATGGTTGTCCTTATTGCGACATGATTAAACAAGTCGTTAACTCTAAAGGATGGCCTTGCGTAGAACGCAAACTCTTTGAAGATTTTGATCGAACTGAGTTCGTAAATATGTTTGGTGAAGGTTCTACTTTCCCAAGAGTTTTTATTAATGGAACTCTTGTTGGTGGAGCAACTGAATCCATCTCATATTTGAGAGAACAAAATCTTCTCTAACAAAAATAAATACTTATAGTCTTGCTGGAGGTATCAATTTTTATTTTATGATTTAACCCTACGGAGACTAAAATGGAAACGCAGATTCTACTTTTCTTTACAATACTATTGACCTTAGTTGTTGGATTCTTTGTTGGATGGTTTGTTAATGACAGGTATTGTGAATGGTTAGAACACGCTTCATACGCTAGAAGTATTTTTCATCCTGAAATGTACGATGCCGATGGCAAACTTACTAAAGATGAGTTAATGTATCTCCACATAGATGATGATTTTTTTGATGACGAAAATGATGAAGAGGAGTAAAAATGATTCTCATTGATATGAACCAAGTGATGATATCAAGTCTAATGGTTCAGGTTAAGAATAAAGAAGAATTGAATGAGAATATTGTAAGACATATTGTACTAAATTGTTTGCGAAGTTACAAGCAAAAGTTTGGTGAGTATGGTGAAATGATATTATGTTATGATTCTAAAAGTTATTGGAGAAAATCTTTTTTTCCATACTATAAGTGTACTCGCAAAAAAGACAGAGAAAAATCAGAATTAAATTGGACATCAATCTTTGAAACTCTAAACAAAATTAGAGATGAGATCAGAGATAATATGCCATATAGAATTCTGAATGTCGAAGGTTCTGAAGCAGATGACATCATTGCTGTCATGTGCAAAGAAGTTGCTGTTAAAAATATTAGATTGCAAAGGGATATGCAGCCACCTCAGAAGGTGTTAATTCTGTCTGGTGATAAAGATTTCATTCAGTTACAGAAGTATCCATTTGTAAAACAATACAACCCTGTCGCAAAAAAATATGTTATTGGTGAGGACCCTAAAAGATTTACTCAAGAACATGTTATTAAAGGTGATCGAAGTGATGCAATTCCTAATATTTTTTCAGACGATGACACTTTCTCGGCTAAGAAAAGACAACGCCCTATTTCTAAAAAGTTTCTTGACACATTAATGTCAAAAGATATTGAGTCTTCATTGACAAAAGAACAACTCGATAACTATAATAGGAATAGAACTTTAATCGACCTAGATTATATTCCAGAGGAAATAAGAGAATCAATCTTAGATGAATATCACAAAAGTGAACTTCCCTCTAGAAGTAAAATTCTTGATTACTTTATCAAACACAAACTACAAGAACATATAATGCATTTGCAGGAGTTTTAAAATGAGATTGTTAATTTCAGAGGTACTACAAAAAGTATCTAATGCTAAAACGAAACAAGAAAAAATTAAATTGTTTCATGAACACAACAGTGATGGTCTAAGAGCCATTCTTATTTGGAATTTTGATGAGAGTGTAATTTCTCTTTTGCCAGAAGGTGAAGTTCCTTTCACTCCAAATGAAGCCCCAAAGGGCACAGAACATACGGTCCTAGAAAAAGAACATAGAATCCTTCATAACTTTTTGAAAGGTGGAAATGATTCTCTCACAAAGACTCGTAGAGAAATGTTGTTTATTCAACTTTTAGAGGGACTACATCAGGAAGAAGCTGAGTTGTTGGTCCTTGTAAAAGATGGAAGACTTCAAGAAAAGTATAGGATTACTAAGAACGTTGTACAAGAAGCCTTCCCACAAATTAAGTGGGGGGGACGTTCGTGAAGTATAGTTGCAAAGTAATAGCTCAGAACTGTTCAAAACTAGATGCCAATGATAAGTCCTTACCTCAAGATGCAAAGTTAATCACTTACATTGTTGATGGTGAGATTAGATATGATATTGCCAGGGCTCCAAGAATGGTAGACGCATTTGATTTCTACTATGATACTTATGGTCCTGGCTCTGTTCAGTCTATAGTTTGGACAGAAGGTAGAGTGAATCCTAAACTGATGTCAAGTATTAACAAATGAAAAAAAGTAGTATACTTAGTTTTGATCCCGAAGATTTAATTAAAAAACAAGAAGAGGAAGAAGAAGTAAAAGAGTTGAGTGTAAAAAGAGTCAAACAATTTATTGAATTCTTTTTGATCTCACCTTTATTGTTAATGTTTCTCTGGAAGTTTTCTTTGGGATCAATTTTTAGTATCAAGGGTATTGACTATTTTCAAGCCCTGTGTTTAAATGGTGCAGTAAAAGTTTTAATGCGGAGAGTAGAAGATGACAAAGACATGTAGACTGATTTCAGTTACGCCAGACGCTGAGAAGACTATGGCTTACATTGCAAGAGTTAGCAACCCAAACAATCAAGACAATCCTAACTTTGCAAAACTATTGAAGTATTGTATTGATCATAATCATTGGTCTGTATTTGAACAGTCGTCAATGACTATTGAAATTGAAACTTCGCGTGGTATCGCGGCTCAAATTCTTCGTCATCGATCTTTTACTTTTCAGGAATTTTCACAACGATATGCAGATACTAGTCTTCTAACAGAACATATTCCTGTACCAGATCTTCGTCGTCAAGATACAAAGAATCGTCAAAACTCTATTGATGATATGGGTGAATATGAAAAACTTGGACTGCAAGGAATGATTGCAGAACACTTTGCAGCTGCAAACACTCTTTATAAAACTCTCTTGGGTCACGGTGTTGCAAAGGAATGTGCTCGTTTTGTTCTGCCTTTGGCCACGCCGACAAGAATCTATATGACAGGTTCTTGCCGTTCATGGATTCACTATGTTAAACTGAGGTCTGCAAATGGAACTCAAAAGGAACACATGGACATTGCAAATGAAATCAAGTGTATCTTCTCATGTGTATTCCCAAACGTTTCTGAAGCTCTTGGCTGGGTAGAACTACCCTGCAACTGTGAAGACATTCAACCATCCCTGAGGATCGACTAATGAACAACCAAGAAGTAATTGAACTAGCAAAGGAATGTGGACTAGTCTACAATAACAATCATGACATTCTTGATTTCTATCAGAGACTTCGTAGTAAACTTAAAGAAGAATTTGGAGTGAAACAGACCGAAGAACAATGAACATCTTCTATCTCAATTTTGATCCTGTCATCTGTGCTAAAGAACATGTTGACAAACACGTTGTTAAAATGATTGTTGAGTATGCCCAACTTCTTTCTACTGCTCATCGAGTTATCGATGGGTTTTCTTATTATGATACTTCCAATAGTGGCAAGAGGAAAGTCAAACGATTCAAACTTGACGAACCAAGGGAGTCTAATCTCTATAAGGCTTGTCACATTAATCACCCTTCTGCTGTTTGGGCTAGAAGTTCTACTTCTCATTACAAGTGGCTCTACGAACTCTTTGAACAATGCTGTATTGAATATACAAGACGGTACGGTAAGTTTCACTCAACAGAGAAACTAAAAGCCTACTTGAAGATTCCACCTAGGAATCTTACTGATAGAGGGTGGACAGATCCCCCTCCTGCAATGCCTGATAAATACAAAGTACAGGGAGATAGTATTCAATCCTATCGCAACTATTATATCGGAGACAAAATTTCATTTGCAAAATGGAAGTCTCCTGCTGTCCAACCTGCCTGGTTTAATTATGCCGACTTATCCTGTTAAACACAAAGAAACTGGTGAACAAAAAGAACTCTACATGACAATGAAAGAGTATGACCAGTGGAAACTAGACAATCCCGATTGGGAAAAAGATTGGTCTGCTGGTGTCGGTGGTGTAACTTATGGTATGCCTAAACAGTCAGATGGATTCAAAGAAGTGATGAGTAAAGTGCAAAAAGCACACCCTAGAGCAAACCTATCGAGATACCTCTAATATGCCAGTAAGAAAAAAGAGATCCTCTTCCGACGTTAGTAACATGAGTGCTAAACAAATGAGAAGAAAGAAACCTATCAGTTCTGATTTACTGATCAATATTAATCCTCTCACAGAGAACCAAGAAAAAACATTTGAAGCATATTCAAAGGGAAAAAACCTTGTCTTGCATGGTGCTGCAGGAACAGGTAAGACATTCATTTCTCTTTACCTTGCACTGAAAGATGTTTTGAATCTTGAGAATCCATACGAGAAGATCTATATTGTAAGATCTCTTGTTCCTACTAGAGAAATCGGATTCTTGCCTGGTGATCATGAAGATAAGTCAAGTTTGTATCAGATTCCTTATAAAAACATGGTAAAATACATGTTTGAAATGGAAAACGATCAACAGTTTGAAATGCTTTATGACAATCTTAGATCCCAAGAAACTATTAGCTTTTGGTCTACTTCTTTTATCCGTGGAGTTACTCTTGATAACTGCATTATTATTGTAGATGAATTCAGCAATCTAAACTTCCACGAACTTGACTCTATCATCACTAGGGTTGGTCAGAATACTAAGATTATTTTCTCTGGTGACTATACTCAGTCTGATCTTGTCAAGAACAATGAGAAGAATGGCATTCTAGATTTCATGAAGATCCTACAAGTCATGGAAGAGTTTGAGTGTGTTGAGTTTGGTGTAGAAGATATTGTTCGCTCTGGACTTGTAAGAAGTTATCTAATTAGTAAAATAAATCTAGGATATTAATGCAATTTTGTCATCTGAAACTGGTTGAACCCATCGACCTTTTAACTGAAACTATAAACAATAAAAGGTTTTATCTTACTCCTGAAGGTAATAAGTATAAATCTGTTACCACTGTCACAGGCATTCGATCACTGAAATCGATTGCTGAGTGGAGAAAGAGAGTGGGTGAAGAGGAAGCTACTAAAATCAGTACACGAGCAGCTTCCCGTGGAACCAAGTTTCATGATATAATAGAGAAGTATTTGAACAACTGTCTAGACGAGACAGTTGAAATGCAAAACCCTCTTCCATATACTATATTCAAAACGGCCAAGAAATATCTTGACCGAATAAATAATATTCATCTACTAGAGTCTGCTCTGTATAGTGATTATCTTCAACTTGCTGGCAGGGTTGACTGTATTGCAGAATTTGATGGTGTCTTATCAGTGATTGACTTCAAGACATCCTCAAAGGAAAAAGAAGAATATCAAATTGAAAATTATTTTGTACAAGAAACGGCATACGCTGTTATGTACTACGAAAGGTATAAAATTCAACCAGTTCAATTAGTAACCATTATTGCTTGCGAGAGTGGATCGTCTCAACTCTTCATCAAAAAGAACATTGGTTATCATTTAGGACTTTTAAAAGAGTACATAAACGAATACAATCAAGTATATGGATGAGATAAAATCCTTAAAAGAATTTTTAGATGAAAACTTTATGACGCCTACCAAATTTGCGGATGAGATTGAGACGCTTGTGAAAACTAGTGGACTCAATTATATTGAAGCGGTAGTAGATTTTTGTGAGACAAACTCAATAGAAATTGAAACTGTTAACAAACTCATTTCTAAACCACTCAAAGAAAAAATTAAATATGATGCACAACAACTAAACTTTATGAAGAAAACATCGAGAGCTATCTTGCCACTGTGAATGCCTACGAAGTCTATAAAATGTATGTTGCTCTGAAGTTACATTTCACTTCGGATACATATGACTATTTTAAATTCAACGGAAAAGTAAAAACCACTGAAGATAAATTCAATGTCAGAAAAGATAGATACTTCTTTCAAAAATTATGCAATAAGTATGATAGAGACAAGGTAAGAGATTACTTTGTCTCTAATTTTGTTTCTGATGTAAATGCCTGGGTTGGGTCTATCACCAGACAGAGAGGCGAAGAAGTATATTCTGACTGGAAAAAGAAAATAGATAGTATATCTTATCTTGTTTCAAATGAAGTTGATGAATTGATTAGTGAAGTGAATAACTTCGATGAATTATTTGAAGTTAAAAACGGACAACATCCAATCATCTTAAAAAAATATCTTGCTAATAAAATATCACTGGAAACGATGATAGTCTTAGATGATATGTTGGGGTTTACTAAAAGATTAGATAAACAAATATCAGAAAAACTTTTCTGGCCTAAAATTAAAAAGTTGATGGTGAAGTATAGACCATTTCTAAACATCAATTATACAAAACTAAAGTTTGCTTTAAAGGAAAAAATCCTATGTCATTTTTCGATTCCCCAATGATTCGTTCAGAGGTTGTAGATATTCAAATGAGATTTGAAGAACTACAATCAAAAATCAATATCTTTTCTTCTATGCCTTTGGAAGAGAAGAGAGAATTCCTGTGTAAGATGACAGAATTAATAGAAAAACAAAAAATATTATATATGAGATTGTTGTTGTCTGATGACCCTATTGCTGTGGGTATCAGAAACAACATGGACTCCCTCGCCAAGGCGTTTGGGTCTGATAGTCTGCTGGATATCCTGTCGAACATGCAGAACCGCCTTGAGAGACCCGCCAAGACTCTTGACAACGACGCCTAAATAGGGTATGATATCATGGTCGGGTGAAATACGACACAATACAAACAATACGGAGAAATACGAATGTCTTTTTCAACACTCAAAAAACAATCTTTTGCAAACCTTGAGAAACTGACTAAAGAAATCGAAAAGATTTCTACTCCAGAAGGCGGCAGTGGTGCAGACGAACGCTTCTGGAAACCTGAAATGGATAAGTCTGGAAATGGTTATGCTGTGATTCGATTCCTTCCTGCTCCTGAGGGTGAAGACATCCCTTGGGCACAAGTGTGGAGTCATGCCTTCCAGGGCCCTGGTGGTTGGTACATCGAAAACAGTCTTACTACCCTTGGTAAGAAAGATCCAGTTGGTGAACTGAATCGTCAACTGTGGAACAGTGGTAGTGATTCTGATAAGGAAATTGCTCGTAAACAAAAACGCAAACTGTCTTACTACGCGAACATTTATGTGGTAGAAGATCCTCTTCATCCTGAGAACGAGGGTCGTGTCTTCCTCTATAAGTTTGGTAAGAAGATCTTTGATAAAGTTATGGAAGCAATGCAACCTCAGTTTGCAGATGAGACTCCAATCAATCCTTTTGATCTGTGGCAAGGTGCAAACTTCAAACTGAAGATTCGCAAACTTGATGGTTATTGGAACTACGACAAGTCTGAGTTCGCAACTCCTGGTACTCTGGGTAAGTTTGATGATGACAAACTTGAAGCTATCTGGAAGAAAGAGTATTCACTGGTTGAGTTCTCTGACGCTAGTAACTTCAAGACATTTGAAGAACTTCAAGAACGTCTGAACACTGTTCTAAATACTGTCAAGAGCACTCCTCGTCGTCCTGATGCTGAGACTGTTGAAGATGAAGAACAAGGTGGTGGTAATTGGACTGAGGAAGTAACTAACTTCACTCGTGTTCCTGTCTCTTCTCCTTCCCTTCCTAAGATCTCTCAGGATGATGATGAAGACGATGCAATGAGTTACTTTGCTCGTCTAGCTGAAGAGGATTGAGCCCCCTAACCTAAATCGAGCTACAATTCACAAATAGCGCGAAAAAAAATCCCTGGCAAAAATCCTTGCCAGGGTTTTCTAGTAAAAAGCGCTTATTTTTTGTTCTATTGTAAATTCTAGATCTTCTGGTACATATTCAGTCAATTCCTGATATGCAAGTTTTTGTCTAAATTCTTCAACAACCGTTGTTAGTAGAGATGGACTTAGAATAGATATTCTTCGTTTTATATCATTTAACTCCATTTCATAATCTTGGTTATAAACAGTTTTTATCACTTGTTCGCCTTTTAGGGTAACTGGACCGTATTTGGAAGTTCCGAATAAAATTGGAGTTGTTGATGTAACAAGAGCATTTTGATCAACTGTAACATAATATGTGTTATCTATATTTCTTCTACATTCTATTATTTCGGTTCCATCAGGGAAAATACTAGGAGAAACAAATAATGGACCTCCTTTAAACACATTTTCAAATACTGCAGTGCCAGAAGACAAAATTTCTGCGGATCCTTTAATTTGAATGATAGGACTTCCGGCTGTTATAATTCCATTGAAACCAAATCCAGATATTTGAGATGGTGTAGTAAAAGTAAAGTTTTCTTGTACTATTTTACCAGCGGGTAAAATTTCAACACCCTCAAACATTACTTGTTTAGTTTCATAGTGATGAACTGAATATGGATCTGTGTACTTGGTTCTAATTATTTCATTAATTTGTTGTGTACTTCTAGGCCACTCATTATCAACATTTTTAATATTATTGAACAAAATAACCAACCAATCATAGTTTGGATCACCATAAAATTTCATAGCAACATCCATTGGTCTTTCGCCATCTGAGATAATATATTTCTCGTAAAATTGCGTATATCTTTTCATATCAGATCTAAATCTGATACTTCTAAAGATGTTCTTTGCTGTGGTTTTTGCAGTGCTATCAGTTGATGTTGGTGTAGATAATGATATATCTGGTAAAAGTTGAAAGTAATACATGATTAGAAAGTAACAGTGTCTTTGAAATCTTTTTTCGTGAGAATCTGAGTTTCTTTAAATTGCATTTGAATATCAACTGAAACTGAGATATTATCCCATTGATTTGTTAATAAATCTCCAGGAACAGCATAATATCCGTCTGGAGTGTAGTTTACATTTAAACTTGTTAAAACACATGGTTTAAATTTATATAATATATTGGTTGCACTATCTCCAGAATTTCTAACAAATTTAATATCAAATAAATCTGGAATTTTTAAAAATCTAGTACCGCCTTGTTCAAAGTCTGGGTGCATTGCTTCTTTTAAGGTCTTAATTATTCCTTTTACTTGTTCTCCTTCTGCTGCAGATCTGACAACAAATTTAAATGCAAATGGATGTTGTCTAAACCCAACACCTTTAAATACATTTTCTAGATATGGATTGAATGCTTTCTTTTGAGTCAATGCGCTGACATCAGATCCACTTAACTGATCGCCACCCAATCCAATTGCATTGTTTGCAATACCGATTGCATTACCAATAGTTCCCATTTGAACCTCAGGTAACATTCCTTGAGCCATTGTTCTTAATTCTTCACCAATCGCTTTAGCATCACCAGATTGAAATTTACCATTTGCAAATCCAGCTAGTGCTCCTTTTCCAATTTCTCCTAGGTTCAAATCTGCATATTCTATGGAGTAACTTGCATTGATACTTTGAGGCATATATAACCATATAGATGCCTTTGCTGGGGCCCCAGCTCCACTAAATCCGCCTGCTCCTATGTTAGAATATGGGTTGACAGCGGAACTTGAAGAATCAAGAACTCTTAGAACCATAAGGTCTTTGATTCTTGCTCTTGAGTCACTTCCAGTATCTAACCCCGCAGCTGCATTTAAGTCAGCCATATCTGCAGGATATTTATATACGCCCATATGAACTACTCTGGTAAATTTGTACCCACCAACAAAAATAAATATATAGGAGACTATACTAACATTATTTATAGGTCTTCTTGGGAATTAAAGTTCATGAAATACTGTGACATGAAAGAAAGTGTATTACAGTGGGGAAGTGAAGAACTGATAATTCCTTATTATTCGCCTATTGATAAGAAGATGCATAGATATTTTCCTGACTTTTTTATGAAAGTTAGGAACTCTAAGGGTGAAATTAAGAAATACTTAGTTGAAATAAAACCAGAAAGATTTACTAAACCACCAACAAGTACAAAAAGAAGAACAAAACACTATCTTGCTGAAGTAAATCAATATATCGTAAATCAATGCAAATGGGCAGCTGCTGAAGAATTTTGTAAGGACCATCTTTGGGAATTTTTAGTTCTAACGGAGAAAGACTTAAAAGTATGAACATCTACGATAAAATACTTGAGTCATCTCAAGGTAAAAGAAAATCTGCAGATTGGTTCAGAAAACAGTTTTTTGAATTACTAAAAGATTCTTCAGGTCCAGTTAGAAGACCAAAGATAGGTAGTTTAGTTTATTTTGAGTATGAAAATTCAAATAGTAAAAAGAATGATAGATATCCACTTGTTTATGTTTTAGAAACCTATGATGATGGATTTGTTGGTGCAAATCTTCATCTATTGAAACCAGAGAAAAGAGTTTTGCTTGTAGAAAAGCTTCTAAATAATTCTATGAGCATACCTAAAAATATTATCACCAAATACGAAGATAGTAAGGTAACGACATCAATATATCCCGTGAATAAAAATGATTGGAGTGGATCTGCGAAATTACCGTTAGAGAAGTTTTATACTATAAAAAACAAAAAACAAAATTCTTTAGAAAAGGAAACCGTTTGGAAAAATGGCAATAGGTAATTCCATAAACACATTCAGAAATCTGTTAGTTAATAATGGTTATCAGACTTCTAATTTATATTTGGTGCAAATTGAACCACCTCCAGTTCTTAAAGTGCTTGGTGGTGAATTTTTTAATATGGGAGTAAGAGAGATAGGAAAGAATAGATATTCAGATTTAATCGATGGTATGTGTGATGAAGTCACTTTACCAAGTAAAAATCTTAATACAGCTGAACATAAATTATTTGGAACAATGTTTCGCTATCCAACAGGAACAAGTTATAGTGAAATTCAGTTGTCCTTTCACGTAGACAAATATGCAGATATTAGATGGTTATTTGAGAGATGGATGGGAGCAATCAATAGTGATGTATCTCACCATGTTTCATACTATAAACAATTAGTCAGTCCTTATATGACTATAACCAAGTATGAAAAAGGAATCGAGGATTTTGATCAAGGTGCTTGGAAAAAAGGATTATTTGATTATGAAAATGTAGAGACTTCTGTGTACAGAGTTTATAATTGTTTTCCATTTAATGTAGGATCAATGTCTCTTAGTGGTGCAAATTCTCAACTATTAAAATTCCAAGTTAGTTTTTACTATGAAAGATACAGGTTGATGAGAAATGAAGTCAATACTGTTGCCCTTCAAACTAGAAACAATAAGAATTCGTTTATCAAAGCTAAGGGTGAAAATAGTGATAGGATGAAACAGTCTAGAGATATAACTAAGAAGATTCTAGAAGAAAATGCTGCTAAGAAGAAAGAATTGGGTTTACCACCATTCAATAATGTTAATGGGGGAAATCCTAAATAAATAAAAATATACTGAAATGTTTTAATCGGAGTAATTATGCCTTTACCTAAACTTGTAACGCCTGAATATGAGTTGATTTTACCAACCACAAAAGAAAAAATCAAATATAGACCTTTCCTAGTCAAAGAAGAGAAAATTCTTATCATGGCTATGGAAACTGAAGATCAAAAACAAATGATCAACGCTGTAAAAACAATCATCAAGAATTGTACTACACTGAAAAGAAAAGTAGACGATTTGCCTACTTTTGAAATTGAGTATATTTTCCTTAAAATTAGATCTAAATCTGTTGGTGAAATTTCTACAGTAACAGTAACATGTCCTGATGATGGAGTTACTGAAGTGACAGTAGATATTAACTTGGATGAGATTGAAGTAGACATGCCTGAGGGTCATGATCCAAAGATTCAAATTGATGATAAAGTAGGAGTTATTATGAAGTATCCAAGTTTAGATACCTTTGTTAAGAATAACTTTACTGTTGATGCTGGTGCAGAAACTGCATTTGATCTAACCGCAAGTTGTATTGATCAGATCTTTAGTGAAGAAGAAGTTTGGGAAACAAAGGATGTTCCCAAAAAAGAAGTTATGGAATTTATTGAAAGTATGGATAACAAACAGTTCCAGAAACTTCAGAAATTCTTTGAAACTATGCCTAAACTAGAAAAAGTAGTTAAGGTAACTAATCCTAACACTGAAGTTGAAAGTGAAGTTAGAATTGAGGGTCTAGCGTCTTTTTTCGCGTAGCGATGGTATATAATTCCTTAGAGAATTATATACGATTGAATTTTGCCTTAATGCAACATCATAAGTATAGTCTACAAGACATTGAAAATATGATGCCGTGGGAAAGAGATTCTTATGTTATTCTATTGACTCAATATATTAAAGAAGAAAATGAACGTATTGAATCACAAAACCGAGGAGCTAGGCACGATCTATAATGGCCACAGTAACAGCAAAAAAGAAGTTTACTAAATTTTCTTCCGTATCTACAAAGTTGGGTGCGAAAATTCTTGTTGGTGGCAAGAAAAAATCTGCAGATTCAGACCCTGCATTTTCGTCTTTCAAGACATCGTTAAAGGCTATTAATAATTTAGGTAAGGCTGTAGACTCGTTGAACTCTCAACTCGTTACTTTCAACGAGTCTTTAGTTAAAACATTTAAAATTTTTGAAAAAGCAGATTTAAAAGCAGCAAAACATAATCTCAAAGTCGCAAAGTTAACTGCTGATGATCTAAAATCAGAAAAGAAAAAAGAGGATACCGAAAAAAATACATCTAGAAGATCTTTAGATGCAAAATCAGAGGAAAGATCTGAAAAAGATCCTTTAGGTATTAAACCTCAAGAAAAACAAGAAAAAGTTATTAAACCTATGGGTGGGTTTTTTGACTTTTTAAAGGATTTATTACAATTATTTGTCAAATATGCAATAACAAGTAGTGTTCTAAAGTGGATGATGGATCCAAAGAACACTGAAAAGGTAGGAAAAATATTTTTAGGAATACAAAAAGTAGTTAAATTTCTTTGGAATGTAGTTGAAAAAGTAGGTGGATTTATTGCAGGATCAATAATAACACTTGGATCTGGAGTATTTGATACAATTGATGGACTGAAAAAAGGAGATATTGGTCAAACATTCCAGGGATTAGGTCAAATATTGACTGCAATTCCAGGAATATTGGCATTAAAGTGGATTTTAAATCCAATGTCTCTATTCAAGGACATTGCTGGAATACTTGGAAATGAATCTTCTTTTAAAGATAAAGGAGGAAAGAAACCAGACGGAAAACCACAGACAGGAGTTAGTGGTTCAGGCGCTGGTAGAACCCCCACTACCACCTCGGCGGCCGCCAGAAGGTATGCGGATAGGTACGGAATAGACGCGGCTAGGAAGAGGTTTGGCGCCGATGCAGTGAAGTCTCTGGGCGGTAAGTACGCACGCTCTGGATTTCAAAATGCAGTAAGAAAGGGTGCAGTTTCTGTTCTTGGTAAAGGTGGTACTAAAGCTGCTTTAAAAATAGTTAGACCTTTTGTTAAAAGATTACCAATAATTGGCGCTTTACTTGATTTTGGTTTATCTGTTGCGATGGGTGAACCTTTAGGAAGAGCAGCATTTAAAGCAATTGGCGCAGGCATACTTGGTGCTATAGGTACTGGTTTTGGTGGTCCATTGGGTGCTATTCTTGGAGGAATGGCTGGTGATTGGGCTGGTGGAAAACTATATGATGTATTCTTTGGACAGAAACCAAAAGGAGCACCAAAACCAGGAGAATTTGAAAGCGGTGGTATCGTAAGAGATGGTAAAAAGTTATCACCCCAACAGGTTGGTGGTGTATTAGTCGATACAACTAGTCAAACATTAAAGAATCTAGGTCCAGGTGGAAAACTTGCAGACCAAATGTTAGGAGCTGAGGTAGGACAACTTCAGGTTCAGTTTGGAAAATCTGGAGTCTTAATCAATCAATCTAAACTAAGGGCATCTAGTAAAAAACCAAGTAAATCAGAATTAAAACAAGATAAAACAGATGAGGCTGCAAGTTTAATTGCAGGAGATACCTCTCCAAATGTTACTAAAGGACAATTAAGTTCAGATAAGAGTGTAACTGGACTACTTGCATCTGTAGTTGGCGTCCTTGGAATGTTGGTCAACAAAGATTTCAATAAAGGAGAATCTGGCGGAGGATCTACTACAACTTCAACTACAAGTCCATCAGGTGAAAAGAGTGATGGACCAGTTGATTCTGGTGGAATTGAAGCTGCTAGTGGAAGTGTTGTTGATAAAGGAGTTGCAATTGCTAAGAAGTTTCAAAGTAATTTGGGACTGACAAAAGAAGCTGCTGCAGGAATTGCAGGTAATTTTGCTCACGAATCTGGTGGGTTCATCCCTGGTATTAGAGAAGGTGGTCCTTTTGGAAAGAGTTCAAAACCATGGCCAAAAGGAACTGTAGGTAGAGGATATGGATGGGCTCAATGGACTAACTCAAGACCAGGAGATCGTTATGATAAATTTATTGATAGTTATGGTGGTGACTACAATAAAGTTCCAACAAATGAGGATAATTTTAAATTTGCAGTGAATGAGATGAAAGGTCCAGAACCTTTATCATCTGGATTCAAAAAGATGACTGATGTTGGTGCTGCTGCGGTATGGTTTAGAAAAAATTGGGAACGTGCAGGAGTTCATCATGATGGACCAAGAATTTCCTATGCTAAAGGTATTTTAGCTAAAATGGCTTCTGGTGGTTCTATAAACAACCCTCAGGATAAAAGAAAAGGAAATATTGATAGAGGTGGATCTGATACTGAAAAGAAAATGTCTGAAATGGGTTATGCAAAAGGTGGAAAGATATATCTACACTGGACTGCAGGTGGATATTCGTTTAAGAGTAAAGGACATTATCATGGTATCGTTCAAGGTGATGGTAGTATATACAAAGCTCATCCATATACTCAAATGAGTGGAGTTGCACACACATATAGTAGAAATGCTGGTGCTGTTGGATTAAGTCTTGCTGCTATGGGTGGAAATCCAGATCCATGGAGTATGGCTCCAAAAGATGTTCAATATCAAAGTTTAGCAAAAGAAATTGCTAATATAGGTAAGTCTTGGGGGTGGGGTCCAAATGATATTAATATCAAAAATGTAATGACTCATGCTGAAGCAGCTTCTAATAAAGATGGTGTTAGGATGCATGATAATTATGGACCTAGAGGGTGGGGTGGAACTGGTGAAAGATGGGATTTATGGCAGTTAAAAAAAGGAGAACCTAACGGTAGTGGTGGAGACAAACTTCGTGCCATGGCTAGAGGGTTTATGGGAGGAGATTCTACAGTTAAATATGAAGCTGGTGGTGCAAATCAAGGTAAAGAAACAGATTCAAATACAAGTCCAGCATCATCTTCATCTCCTTCAAATTCACAACAGACTCAAGCTGCTCCAGCTGAAAACTGGTGGGATACATTAGGCAAAGCTCTTAGTGGACAAACCGCTAAAGAAATGTTATCTGGTCAAACTTCAACCCCATCATCAACACCAACTTCTACTCCAAGTTCTACTCCAAGTTCAAATGCAAGTTATACTCCAGGAACTATACCTTCTTCAGGTTCTCTTAACAAACAACAACTTGTAAGTCTTGCCTTAAAAGTAGGATTTAAAGGTAGACATGCTGCTGTTGCTGCTGCAGTCGCTTATGCTGAGTCTACTGGAAATCCTATGGCTCACAACAAAGTACCACCAGACAATTCATATGGACTTTGGCAGATCAATATGATTGGAAATCTTGGTCCTGCTAGAAGAAGACAGTGGGGATTAAAGTCAAATGAAGAATTATTCAATCCAGAAACTAATGCTAAAATTGCATATAAAATTTCAGGTGGGGTAAATTTCAGTGCTTGGACAACATTTACTGGAGGTAAGTATAAAGCTCATTTAGCCGAATGCGAGAAGGCTCTTGCTTCTATGCAAACAAAATCTGCTGCTGGTGGTGGTTTAATTCCATTAAACTTCATGCCAGATTCATCTGGCATATTTAATTCTATTGCAGATAGTTTATCAAAAAATCCTCTTGGTACAAAATCAGGTAAACTGACACCAATGCAACAGTGGGCTAAGAAATTCCCACAATTGGCTAAGAAAGTAAAACCAGGACAATCTGGATATGATGAGATTCAATCATACTTAAATCCATCACCATCATTAAACTTTGCTAAAGGTATTGATACCAGTAAAATTTCATACGGAAGTTCTGCAGTTTCATCGAAACCAAAAGAAGACAAGAAAGAAGTTAAACTGACCCCCATGCAACAATGGGCAAAGAATTTCCCAGAGTTAGCGAAAAAAGTAAAACCAGGTCAATCTGGATATGATGAAATTCAGGCATATTTGTTCCCAAATAAGTATGCTGATATTGCTGCAAAAGGGTTCGATCTTGCTCAAAAAGGAATTGACTTATCAAACATAAAACCAGCATCTACACCAACATCTAATGCAAACATGCAAGTTGTTAAGGAATCTCCTAAATTACCAGATGACGGTGTTTATCAAAAAAACAAACTAGTTATCCTAAATAATTTCAGGAGACAAATAATTCCGACGCCACCTCCTCAAGTGGTTACAACAACTGCTATGCCTCAGGCCTGCTATACTTCATTCTTTTCAAACTAAGTAAGATATAATGGCTCAACTATCACTATACAAATTTGTAAATCCAGGTGGAGTAAGAGATAAAAACCTAGAATCAATTACGATTAATGCTCAGAAGTTCATGATCCGTAAGGGAGGATCTTCTGTTGGAGGTGGAGTAACAGATAGAACGAATGGAATGAATGCCTATGGAAGGAAGACAGTACTAGGTATTAATAGATTAGGTGCGAGTATTAATTCTACGATTACTACAGTATCAAGTATTAATGATAATGTTAAATCATTAAATGCTAAATTTTTGAAAGCTGATAAACAAAAAACAAAATTTGATAAGTTTCAGTTAGATGGTCAAAAGAAACTACTTAAATTAAAACAGGACAAAGATAAAAGAGAATCCAATGCTGCAAGAAGATCTTTAGATCAAGCTTCTGAGAAAAAGTCAGAAGGTTTAGGTTTAGGAAAGATGTTCGCCCCTATAAAAAATGTGGCGAAAAAAGCAGCGGGTGGATTCTTAGATTTTCTAAGAGATTTATTTCAATTATTGATAAAATCTGCACTTATTAGTGGTGTATTAAAGTGGATAATGGATCCACAGAATACAGAAAAAGTTGGTAAATTTTTCATAGCGGTTAGAAAAATATTTGAATTCTTTATGGGGTTGATTAATTTTGGCATCACCAATATGTTGGATGGTATTGTCAAAATTATTGATGGTAATATATTTGAAAAAGTTATAGGTGTAGTTCAATTTTTAGTTGGTGCATTTGTTTTATTCAAATCTCTGTCTTGGTTAAGAAATCCTCTAAAGATAATAGGAGATCTTAAGAGTGCATTTAATCTTCTAAGAATGTTACCTAAGGCACTTGGATTTGCTGCAAAGGCGGCCAAGGGTATTTTGATGGCCGCAAGGAATATGCCTGGTTGGGGCAAGGTTCTAACTGCTGGTGCTATATTATTCACAGCTGGGGCAACAATTCCTGCAATGTTCCCAGGAACTGTTAATGAACAAGAAAGAAAAACTGACGCGGCGCCTGGGTCTAATGAAGATAAGATAAAGAGACTTGAAGAACAGAAGAAAAATTTAAATCCACTAGATCATCTACAGGGAAAAGGATCTGAGATTGATGAACAGATACAGTACTTAAAGACAGGAAAACCAAAAGAATATGCTGTTGGTGGTGTTGCTAAAGGTCCAGATTCGGGATATCCTGCAATACTACATGGAACTGAAGCTATTATACCACTAGATAACAAATATACAAGAGCTGGTGGTGATCCACTTGCAAATGTAACTGATGGTATTAAATCTGGAATGTCAGATTCTAAAGTTGCAAAGAGTATTGGAGATGCAATGAGACTGCCATTTAAGGCAGTCGGTGCAGCATTATTGACTAATTTAGGTAATGTAGTTAGTTCTCTCGGACCAGTTGGAGAAACAAGTAAACCATTTATTCAGGCTTTAGCTGCTCCTATTGCACAGTCATTTGGTGTTCCTGCAAACTTATTTGATGCTATAACTGCAAAGGATAAGATTAAATCTGGAGATAAAGATAAATCTGATGGAGAATCTCTAGCGGATAAAATAGGAACTGGTAATATTACGATCAAAAATCCATCTGATAGTGGAGTTTGGAGTCCTGGTGGAAATAAAACAGTAAGAGGACTACTTGCTGATGTAGTAAGTGGTTTACTCTTCATGACGAAGAAAGTAGACAAAAAAGGTTCTGCTCCTAAACAACAAAAAATACCAGATACTACACCAAACTTAGGTTCTAAGGTTGATTCTGCAGATGAATCATCAGCATCTGCTGTTGAGGCTGCTCAACAAGGAAAAGGAAGTCAAGATCTCAGTAAAGGAGTCGTAGGTGCTTCTCAGGCTACGCAACAAGGACAATCATCGGATCAGAGACAGAATTTTGATGCATCTAATGCAAAGGCGAATAGACATAATCTTCCATTCAAAGGTCCTGATGGAGTAACTAACTATGAAGCTAAATTAAATGTAACTAATGGTGACTATGAAGTTTGGAAACATAATGGTATTTTTGGATGGCAAAGATTAGACATTTCTAAAGATAAAAATACATTACAGAAACAAAAAGCATTTAATCAGGTAAGAGCATTTTATATCAAACATGCTCAACAACAAGGATTGAATTTAAATTATATTACACAAGATGATGTCAAGAGAAGACAAGAATTAGTTAAAAAATATGATGCTGAAGCGAAGGCGAAAGGAGTAGATACTAGTTCACCACCACCAAAAAATAGAAGAAGTAATGTTGGAACTAATCCACCACAAAAAGCTGCAGGTGGATGGATCAGTGGCCCTCAATCTGGATATCCAGTATCCTTAGATGGAGGTAATAGTATTGCTTTTGAAGGTCATGGAACAGAGTGGGTTGGATTTAAAAAAGCCGCTGGTGGTTCAACATCAAGTGCTTTTGTAATTCCATATGATACTCCTAAAACTAAATCTCATCCAGGATTAACTCAAAAGAGATTTAATGAAGCAAAATCTGGCGGATATGTTCTTCCTTTTGCTAAGGGAGGAACAGTTAGAACTGATCCAAATTGGAAAGGTGATACTGGTCCTGGTTCTAGATGGTATGAAGTTTCTAGACAATCATCCAAAGATAATTGGATGAAAAATAATCGTAGAAAAATGAAATTTGCTGATGGTGGAAAAATTGCAGAAGCTGCAAAAAGTATGGTAGGAAAACAATATTATGCTAATGCATGTGCCAAATCCACTAGAGATATGTTAGCAAAGGCCGGTGTTGCACCAAAACCTTTGGTTACTAAACAAGTTTTAGATAAAGGTACTCCAGGAGCTGAACCAACAGGTACACTCAAAGCAAATAGTTTTGGTCCAGATCAAGGAGCTGTAGTTAAATCAGCATCAGCTGTCAAAGAAGGTGATGTTGTCATGTGGGACACTGGTGGAGGAGTTATTGGCCACGTAGGTGTTGCTATTGGTGGAGGTCAAACAGTACATAATTCATCATCAGCAGGTTATAAACTTGCCAAAATGGGCGTAACTGGAATGAAATTTCACAGTGCGATTAGACTTGGAGAAACTGGAACTGTTACTTCTTCATCAGATCCATCATCAACTTCATCCAGTACAAGCACTAGTACTAGTTCTTCTGGATCTAGTGAGAGTTCTAATTGGTGGGATGCTCTAGGTAAAGCCTTTAGTGGTGATACAGCAAGAGAAATGTTAGGAGTAAAAGGTTTATCTTCTACATCTCAGACTTCTTCCCCTGCTGGTTCTGTAGTATCTCAGGATTTAACTAAACTTTCAACCGAAGAGTTGAAAAAGATGTTAAGAACTGATCTCACCCCAACAGATGCAGAGTTCCAAGCAGCCAAGAAAGCAAGAGAGGAAGGTAAATTAAAAGGTTTGAGTGGAGATGCTCTCGAAAGAGAAGTCTTAATGGCAACAATTAAGGCAAAACAAGGAACACCTCAAGCTGAGATAAAACCTGCTCAACCAGCTACTCCAACTGGAAGTCAGGTATTACAACAGTCTGCACAACTAAAAGATGCTAAGAGTGCATCAACTTCTCAACCTCAGGTTGCTACAATAAATAATAATCAAGGGACTACTGGTGCTGTTGCAGGCGGTGGAACAATTGCAATCAATACTGCTGGTGGAACCAAGAAAAATAATACAGATTTCTTAGTCCCCATGGGATCGCCGTTTACAAATTTTGTATCTCCAGAAGCATTAGCAGTAATTAAATAAGATATGGCACAATCTAATGAGTATAAATTAAAAAGGTTACAAATTTGTTACCCAGATAATCCAAATCAACCAATATTACCAAATACTAAAGACATTGTATCTGAAATAACAATTTACTCTAGTATTGAAACTCCATATATCAAAGCTGATGTAGTAATCAATGATCCAGGAGAAGGATTTCATGATTTATTAAAAGGTAATGAATTGTTACGATTTGAGATTGAATCTGATTTCAAACAAGCTGGTGGTCCAATAACATTCAAATGTGATTTGTTCTGTCATAGAATATCCGATAGAGTAAAGAGTGAAAGACAAGAAGCTTTTAAGATGGAGTTTATAACTCAAGATACTCTTATTAATGAATGGAAAAGAGTAAATAAAGTTTATAAAAAACAAAAAATTTCAGACATAGTAACTGATTTGTTGAAAAAAGAATTGGGTACTAAAGAATTAACAAATGCTATAGAATCGACTGATAGACCAGTAACTATAGTTTCTCCAAATTGGAGACCTTTTGATGCTATTAGTTGGACTTGTCATCACGCAACAAGATCCAGTAAAACAACACAAACTGGATATGTCTTTTACTTTAGTGCTAGAGAAGGATATGTCTTTAGATCAGTAGACTATCTATTTGAACAAAACGTCAGGCTACCACAATTACAGGAATTTGTCTATAGGCAAAAGAATCTCGGGGCTCCAGGACAAACTGGAAAATTAAATCCACAACTTGATGATATTGTTTCACTAGACTATGTGAAATACAATGATGTCACAAAAGATCTAGAACAAATGAGACTTGGATCTTATGCTGGTACTGTCACAGGAATTGATATGTGTGACTTGAACACAACTCAAGTTAAAAGATATAGATTATCAGAGATGTTTAATAAAATGTCTCATGCTGAAAAAGTCAAACCATTTGGAAAATCTGTTTTAAAAATAGATCAAAGATATACCAGACAATATCTAGTTGGACTTCCTACATACATGTATTCTGATGAGGGAAAGGGATCTGGTCTTGGAGCTTTAAGTGGTAATGTTGTAGACAAAACAATGGAAGAATTATTATATTCTACATTGAGATATGTATCAATGAAACATTTTGTCCTAAATATTAAGATACCTGGCAATACAACAATTTCCGCTGGAGATTGCATTAAGATAACAATACCAACAAAAGATAGAAATAAAGGTGCTAGTCAGGCATTAACAGATGATCCAATATATAGTGGTAAATATGTAGTTGCATCTGTAATTCATCAATGGACACCTGATAAATTAGTTACAATGTGTACTATTATCAGAGACACGCAATGGAAAGACGAATTTAAAAAGTAAGAGGTAATTATGGAAAACATTCAAAAACACATTCAAAGAGATAAAGAGATTCTAGATGATCCACAAACATCGCCTCAGGCACGTAGACATACTGAGGAAGAATTGGAATCTCTAAAGAGATACGCAGAAAGACATCCAGAAGATGAACATGATCCATCACCGTTAGAACTTTATTGTGATGATAATCCCGATGCCATTGAATGTAAGAAGTTCGACGTATAGGGCTTGACGCATCCCTAATACACAACTAAAATAACTCTGCTAGGGTTCAAAGGAAAATCTAGCTATGATTAAATTTAATTTTGGAAAAAAGAAACCAGATAAGAAACAATTAATGATTGTTGGTATTGTAGTATCTGCAATCATTGCAACTTTATCACAATGTACAGGAGTATCTGAAAATGGATTATGGGATTTACTGGATGAAGTTCAAAGAAAATATTTCCCAGGCATGATTATCAATGAGCTTATTATTCAAGATCCTGACAAAGTAGGAAGTAGGGTTATTAGAGATGTTGATCGAGCAATAGATGCGGCAACACCAGAGTATGATCGTATCATTGCTGAATATGATAAAAAATTTAAACCTATAAATATTGAAAACGCAATAGACGAAAAAGTATGTTATACTAAAGAGTGTCAGTCATTAGGTGGAGAAATGAGAATATGTGATCCATGGGCAAATGACTGCACGCTTGCCAAAAAAGAATAACAGTGGTATTATTCATTTATTAGGGCGATTAACTCAGCGGTAGAGTGCCTCGTTTACACCGAGTATGTCGGCGGTTCGATCCCGTCATCGCCCATATGGGAGCATAGCTCAGCGGTAGAGCAATGTGCTGATAACGCAGAGGTCGATAGTTCAAATCTATCTGTTCCCATAGGTAGTACCAATTTTTAT